AAATCAATTACTTTTCCAGAATCTTTTGCAATTGTTAAAACTGCACTTTTATTTCTAGTATTATTAAATTCAGTAATTGATGCAATTTCTAATGGTTCATTTTGTAAAAATGAAACACCATTATTATTACTTAAAACAAGTGTATAAACTTGCTCTTTGTTTAGTTGGAATTGAACAGAATTTTCGTCTCCAACTAAAATATTATTTTTATCAAATACTTTTAAAACTGGACCAGTTGCATTTGAATTTTTACCTTTTACAAATTCACCTTTCTTAATTGAAATTGTATCGGAATCGCCAGTAAGGTAAACTTTTAAATAAGTTTCTGGATACATTACAGATTCTGATCCAGGAATAATATATTTTCCAGGTTTTCCTGTATCAATATTAGTTAAATATACTCTAATTGGTACTACATTATCTTTTTTATTAAAGAACAAATCAACCCCAGTAGTAAACATACCACCAGCAAAATTTTCAATTTTAAATGTTTGTGCTAATGGATTTGGTTTTGATTCTTGATCTGTATTGCTATTGACTAACTGAACTCCTTCATTAGCTTTGAAATAAGCAGCAGAAGTTGAAATTACTGAAGGTGGATTTTCTGGAATAATTCCAGAAGAATAAAACTTAATTTCAGCATAAGTATCTGAAGATAATTTATCTGAGTATTCAGATGAAGATGCAAACGTAATTGTTTTTTCTCCAGCGGTAAATCTAATTTCTTCAGAACCTTCATCATAAGAAACAGTATTTACATTTCCAGTCCATCTTGAGTTTTCAATTGGTGGATAACCAGCTGGGAATAAAACAACTCCACTTAAATTTCCATTTTCATCTGTTACTAATGAAGAATTAAAAGTAGATAAAGAATTACCTGCTACTCCAGTAAAAATTGCATCAGGAACTACCCAACGATTAATATTTCTACCATCAACATAAACATTTAAATTTGTATTAGCTTTTAATCGTTGAACCTTAAATTTAATAGGAATAGATCTAGCAAAAAACTGCAATGATGATGCGACACTATTGTTGTTTACTGTCTTTGAATTAATACCTTTTCCAATTTCATTATTTTGTGGATTAACATTAGAAGAACTTGCAATAGACGCTTGTTGAACCGAAGAATTTGTAGTTTCGCTAGCAACAGAAGCAAACGAATTTATATTTAAAAATGAAGCATTTGTTCCAACCCAATTAATAACAAATGAATTGAATATACTAGATAGTGATTCTTTTACATCATCTTTTGCTTGGAAAATAGTAAAATGACTTGTATTATTGTTTATTGCCAATGGAGCAATAGAAGTATCATACCACTGGTCGATAACTGGAGATATGGAACAATCTCCAACATATTGAATAACCACAAATGGATTTGGATTTATAGTCTTGGTTGCGTATTCATTGCCAAGAACTTTTATTGATCTAAATGGTAATGTTACAATATTATTTGATTTTGTATATCCAGCAATAGAACGTTGATCATCTCTAGTGTTAATCTCAACTAGATTAAGACTATTTTCTTTGACCTGTGGACGTAAAACAGCTTGCTGAGTATCTATAGAACATCTGTAATCCGATGATTTGATATTACCGATGCCATGCGATTCAAAATTATCTACAATAAAGCCACTCTTAAATCTATCTAATCCAATCTCATCCTTAATTTGCATGTTGAGTGCTTGTTGTTCAAGAATACTTAAAGTTGTGTAGTATTCGAGACGTTCAATGCGCTTCTCCAATTTTCCAATGTCACGCATAGTATATCTACGATTGTCTACTGGAACAATTCGTACATCTTTGCTAGTAATAGTAAATGATGGAATATGAATATAGCAAATAGCAATTGCATCATCTACATTATCTGGCTTAGAAGGATTCATTGAAGAATTGCCTTGCTTTACAATAAACTCTCCTTTTTTATTTAAGAAAATTCCATCAATACGATCTAAGTATTGCGTTTCGCTAAATGAAATAGTATACTCAAGATTTTTATCTGATGCTGGTGTTGATGAAATTACTCCTCCATCTCCAACGAAGTTTACATAGCTCTTACCTTCTGGATTTGCTAAAATAGAAACATCTTGGAATCCCGTAATAGTAGTATTAGAATCTACTTTTGGTCTAAAATCAATTACATCTTTTAGTGAAACAATTCCATTTAATGCAGAATTAAATGATGGAATTTCTTCTGCAGGTACTCCTGCTTCATGTAAATATGAATCTACCGTACAAAAATCTCCTTGTGAGTGTTCAAAATAATCAAATGCAATAACTAATTGTCCATTAGGAGCATCAAATCCTGGCTTGAGAACGATTCTAGAGACATCATATAAAGTATCTCGTTGACCATCATCGAATGTAAATTTGTATGTAATATCTGTGCCACTAATTAATTGTCCACTTGCATCAACGTCTGGTGGTGTAGTTGATGTACCTTCATAAACATATCTTAATTTGTATGCATCAGAATATGAATAAACTTCGATATTTTCTCCATCGTAATCAATACCACGTAATGGAATAACTTTATCGCCACTTGAGCTAACAACAATTCTTTTATTAGTAATTGAAGTCTTTAACCTTGGCTTAGCTTTATCAATTTCTACAGTAGCAGTTAATTTCAATTTAGGATAATTAGTTAAACCAGAACCAAAATAGTTATCTGGTAGTGTAATCACAGCAGAACCAGTTGTAATCCCAGTTGAATCTGTTGATGGATTATTAATTGATATATATTCTTCTGGAATATAAACAATATCTCCAGTGTTTACTGCGGTCGAACCTCCTTTATCTAAAACTGTTAGGACAAAAGAATTTTCTGAATATGAAACAAATCTTTGAAATCCTGTAGCTAGTTGAGCAGTAAAAGTTAGAGTACCACCGCTAGAAGAAAGATCTGTAGTGAAATCTTTTCTAATATAGCATTTGATTTTTGTATCTGAAGTATCTTTTACTAAAGAAGCAACTTGCTTGCTTCCTGTTGGATAAACTAAAGATGAAGTAACATTTTCAATATTTGGTCTAATTCTAACTACGCTTGCATTTACAATATCATTTGGTAAACTATAGTCTAAATAAATTCTTGACTTGAATACACCTTGAGCGTCGGAAGTATATTGAACAATATTTTTAATTACTTGATTAACTTCATCAGTAAATTGAATAATATCACCTTGAATTAAATCTTTAGATAAATTTGCTCCAAAACCATTGCATTCAATATAACGATCTCCTTTCTTTCCAGAGAAAGTAAAGTTAGTAATTTGCTTGTATGCAGAATATTCTGTTTTTGTAAAATCAATATCTGCCGTAAATACGTAATTATTGTAGTTAGAATATATTGATTTTACATTTTGTGGATTATAAATTAAAACAGTATTTTTATATAATACTGGGACAATCGTTGCGTAATTTTCTTGAGAATCTGGCTGAGGGGATGCAGTCACTATAGGCGGAGCTGCATATTCTTTTCTTAATGCATTCTTATCATTAATATCAATTTTGTAAATAGATCCTCCAATTAATTCTGGATTTACTTTAGTAGAATTAACTTCATCACCATCAATAATTAATTTGACATCTGTGGTATATCCATTGCCACGATTAGTGACAATGAAATGTGAAATTGTGTTATCTGTTGCAATTTTTAAACTATTTCCATCTTCGTCAGAAATAGTTTCTCCTGAAATAAATTCTCCAGAAAGAACGGTAACAAATAAAGTATTGCCACTGCTATAATTTTCTGTAGTATCAGATTCAATTACTCCATATGCATTGCTAGTTTTTCCTGTAATATATTTTCCAATATCAAATCCAATAGATGGGGATTCTTCTAATGTAAGTTTTGTGAAGAAAATTGGATTAAAATAAGAAAAATTAAAAATACCACTATATGGTCTTGAATTTATACCACTCCTTCCTTTGGAAACAACAATGTCTGTATCTGGATTAAAACCTAATGCTCTATCAGAAAGAGTAAAATTCTTTGGCTTTGTAATTCCAATTACTGGAGTAATTGTATTGTTATAATCAACTATCCTGCCATAATAAGTAGCAGCACCTGCTAGAGCATCTGCTTCTGTTTCGTACAGTAGTCGTAGCTTACCAGCTCCTCCATCATCGTACTCAAGAAAATATGTATCTAATACTGATTTATCTCCAGTAATAGTAAATTCTACATAAAATTGTCCAGCAGCAGTAGAAACATCATTTCTTTTGCAAATAGACCCAGCTAAAACATCAACTGAACCAACGGAAGAAGGTTCTCCACCACTACGAGTTTTTACATACCATAAAGTAGATGGATATTCATTTCTTGAAGCTGGTAAATTATCAGCAACTTGAACATAAATTGTTTTTATACCATCTTTTAATGTAAATGTTTGTGCTCTTCTAGATTTTGTGAGTTTAAAATAATCATCTTCTTCTTGACCATTTAACCCAATTGAACCATCATTAAATACACAGCTCAAATAAACATCTGGGTAAGCTGTCATACTTGGTTTCTTTATTTACTATTTCAAAACCACGCACATATGCTTTGCCAGGTCCAATACTTGCAAGTAATTTTTTAGATGCTTGTTCTTCTGAAATATTATTTACTAATCCATTCGCAGATAATTTGAAAATACCTCCGTTGTTGTTTTTTTGGTAGTACTCTCTAATATCTACTGAAAAATCTTTTACTACATAATCACCAGATTCATCAAAAGTTCTCCTTGCTAGTGTTTCTTCTAGTAATGTATAATCTGCTGGTCTTACTTGCTTTTCTACAATACCATTTTTAATTTTAATTAACTGTATGAAATTTTTATCAGTTAATTGTTCATATCCATATTTCTTGAGATCAAGAGAAAGTTTTAATCTATGTGCTCCAGGAGCAGAGTAGTTTGAAAACCCTCTAGCATTGTCGTAAAGAGATGCATCTTCTTCTGGAGTTATAATATCTTCAATAATGTTAAATCCAATTTTTGCAGATGGCTTATCATAATATTTGTCAACAATTAAAAGTTGTTCTTGGTTTCTTACAAAATAACCGTTTACGAAATAGATACCTTCTTCTACTTTTAATGCGGTAGCATATCCCATTGCTGGACTAGTCAATGAGGTAGTTTCTTGTGTTTCGGGATTGTATACAGAAATTGTAGTAGGTAAAACACTACCATCTGTTCCCACTACCAACAATGGAGTATTAATACCACCTACCACTTCTAAAGTTTCTCCTTGTCTAAAAGTAGATTCATTTCCTGCATCGCCACTGTTTACATAATTAACAAAAATTGTATCTGCTTCTTCTGTAGTTGCGTACTCAGTTTCAATAACAACTCCAGTTACACCAGAATTAATGCCACGTAAAGTAGATCCTATTAAATTTTTAATATCATATTTTTTATATACGATAGCGCCATTTTCATTTACAGCAACTTCAGAAACTGAAGATAACTTGACATAATCTAATTTTGTATTAAGTCCAATCTCGCCAGGAATTACTAGTTGACCTTGCTTAAATTGAAACTTTGCGTAGTTTTCAATTTGATTTTGCAGGATCGACTGTAGAGAAGTTAATTCTCTGGTTTGTATAGAATACCCAGGTCTAAAGAGAACTTTATAAAAATTCTTTTGTGGATCAAAATCATCAAAATATGGTGATACGTTAAGATTTGTCTTCTGTGGCATCGTAAATGAATCTCTCTACTTTGGAACCTATTTCCCTATCTTATTT